CAACTACAGGAAGGAGACGGGAACCATGAAGATACCCGAAGCAAATCATAGCATCCAGGGGTTGATTGACAAAGCACATGAGGCCAAGGCCGAGGTGCCCAGGCCGCACATGGGCTGCAGCCAGCTCGGCCATGTGTGTGATCGGTGGCTGTGGCTGAGTTTTCGCTGGGCTGTGCAGCCTAAGTTTCCTGGCCGAGTTCTGCGCCTGTTTAGGCGTGGCCAGATGGAGGAAGCCATCATCGTCAGCGACTTGCGAGCCATCGGCATGGACGTGCGCAGCACAGGCAGCGCACAGAGCCGTGTTGACCTTGGCTGCCATGTGTCAGGCAGCCTGGACGCCATCATCGAGTCAGGAGTGCCTGAAGCGCCAAAGAAGCGCCATGTGGCCGAATTCAAGACGCACAGCAAGAAGTCATTTGATGACCTGGTGAAAGAAGGCGTGGAGAAGTCCAAGCCCGAGCATTTTGTGCAGATGCAGCTCTACATGCACGGCACCAAGATCGACCGTGCCTTTTACCTGGCCGTCTGCAAGGACGATGACCGCATCCACACCGAGCGAGTGCGCTACGACAAGGAGGTGGCCGAGAAGTACATTCAGCGAGGCCACAGGCTGGTCACAGAGGATCGGATACCGCCTCCCATCAGCACAGACCCGAGCTGGTATCAGTGCAAGTTCTGCGATGCGCATGAGTTCTGCCACAGCACAAAGACCACCAAGCATGTGAACTGCCGCACCTGTGCGCACAGCACGGCCACCAAGGCCAGCGAGTGGCACTGCGCCAAGTGGGATGCTGTGATCCCGGTGGATGCCCAGCGCAATGGATGTGAAGGACATGTCCTACATCCTGATCTGGTGGCCTGGCAGCGCAAGGACGGGCCAGATGAGTGGACGGCTGTTTATGAGATCAATGGCACGAATGTGGCCAATGGAGACCCTGAGCAAGAAGGCGTGTTCAGCTCCAAGGAGTTGCTGGCCAATGCTTCTGCCTGCGCGGATAAGGGCTGGACGCAACTGCATGACCTGCGCAAGCAGTTTGGTGGGAGGATTGTGGGATGACTATTGAAACCATGAAGCTGGCGCTGGAAGCGCTGGAAGGCGTTTTAGATGATTCTCCCAAGGTGTTGGATGCGTCTATCTCAGGCGGCTTGTACGAGGTTGTTCAATGCCGAGATGCCATCACCGCTCTCCGCACCGCCATCGAGCAGGCTGAGAAGCAGGAGCCGGTGGCGTGGGCCGTGTTTGAGGGGCGAAACGCGCATGACCTGTACCTACCTCAAGAGTACGACGAGGCTCTGAAGATGGCGGGATACAAAGGCGATCACGCTGAAGTTAAGCCCCTCTACACCACTCCACCCGCAGCACAGCCAGCACCTGTGCAGGAGCCTGTGGCGTTGGAAGCCGTCTACGAAACCATCATTCATTGGGATGAAGGCGGTGGGAAGCGAAGCCGCAGGGAATTGGCAAGGCGCATCGCTGCTCTCCACACCACCCCACCCGCAGCACAGCCAGCACCTGTGCAAGTATCACCAACCGATTTCGTTGACATGGTGATGGACAAAGAGGACGCAATCGGCAAGCCCATCTTCTGGGCAGAGTGGCCCAACAGGGAGAGGAACACATGACCCGCGACGACATCACCCGCATTGCCCGTGAGGCTGGGTTCGTAGGCTTTGATGGAGACAACGGGTCACTGAGACGCTTCGCCGCCCTTGTCGCCGCAGCCGAGCGCAATCGCACATGGACGCAGGCGCACTGGACCGAGTACGAGCGCAGCATTGCCGCAGCCGAACGCAAGCGCCTGCACGACAAGTTCATGGAGATTCACAAGTCGCAGCAGCACAGCAACAACTACTGGCACTTTGCCGCACGCAAGATCATGGAGGAACCTGATGCTGCGTGACTACCAACAGCGAACCATCGACCAGCTTTATGCGTGGTTGCTTTGTGTCCGTCAATCCGATAAAATGGACTGACTGACACAAGGAGATACGCATGAAATGTGCATTTGACGAGTGTGAACGCGATGCCGTTTGCAAGGGTTACTGCGACAAACACTATCGCCGGGTCTTGAGGCGTGGTGACGTCAACGACTACGGAAGTCGCAAAGTCGCAGAAGGTGACGCCATAGAACGGTTTCATCAAAAGTATGAGATCAATGAATCTGGCTGCTGGATGTGGACTGGTGGCACAAGACCGAACAGCAAAGGTGTACCGTATCCAAGGCACTGGACAGATGATTCTGAGTCAATCGGCGCGCACAGGTTTTCATTTGAACTGGTGCATGGAGCAATACCGCAAAGCATGTACGTCTGCCACAAGTGCGACACGCCGCTGTGCGTGAACCCAGATCATCTTTTTATTGGAAGTCACCAGGACAACATGCGCGATATGGTCGCCAAGCAAAGATCGTTTATCGGACGTGGAGAAGACAAAAAAGGTCGCGCAAAGTTGACCAATCAACAGGCCGATCAGATCAGAAAAATGAGCATGTCTCACTCCAAGATTGCCTTCATGTTTGGAGTCAGCGCCACCACTATCGGACGGATCAAGCGCGAGGAGAGTTACTGATGCAGCTTCGAGACTACCAATCCAGAAGCATTGAGATGCTGTATTCATGGATTGAGAACAACAAAGGGCATCCATGTGTTGTCATGCCAACAGGTTCTGGAAAGAGCCATGTCATTGCAGCACTGTGCAAGGATGCGCTTCAATCGTGGCCAGAAACACGCGTTTTGATGCTCACGCATGTCAAAGAACTGATTGAACAGAATGCAGAAAAGATGCGTCTTCATTGGCCTGGCGCACCAATGGGAATTTACAGCGCAAGCGTTGGAAAGCGCCAGCTTGGAGAGCCAATCACGTTTGCTGGAATTCAATCAGTGCGCGATAAAGCAAGGCTGATCGGACACATTGATTTGATCGTCATTGATGAATGCCATCTTGTAAATCACAAAGATGAAGGTGGCTATCGCAAGTTGATCGGTGAATTGATGGCAGTAAACCCTGCTCTCCGCATCATCGGGTACAGCGCAACGCCCTACCGTCTTGGGCATGGCCTGATAACCGACAAGCCTGCCCTGTTCGATGCCCTGATTGAACCTGTGAGCATCGAGGAGCTGGTCTTTAAGGGCTACCTAGCCACCCTGCGGTCCAAGGTCACCAGGGCCAAGCTGGATGTGACTGGCGTGCACAAGCGTGGTGGCGAGTTCATCGAGGCCGAGCTGCAGGCAGCCGTTGACACCGACGACAACAATCAGAAGGTAGTGCGCGAGGTCATTGAGCTGGCAGGCGAGCGCAAGGCCTGGCTGGTGTTTTGCACAGGCGTCAAACACGCCCATCATGTAGCCGAAGTCCTACGCCAGCAAGGCGTGACCGCTGAGTGCGTGACGGGTGAAACTCCTAAGAAGGAACGCGAGCGAATGCTGACAGAGTTCAAGGCTGGCCGCCTACGCGCCTTGACCAACGCCAACGTGCTGACCACTGGGTTTGACTATCCTGACATCGACCTGATTGCCATGCTGCGCCCGACCATGAGCGCCAGCCTGTACGTCCAGATGGCAGGCCGAGGCATGAGGGTCAAGAGCCACACCGATCACTGCTTGGTGCTGGACTTCGCAGGGGTGGTGGCCACGCATGGGCCGATCACCGCAGTGCAGCCACCCAAGAAGGCAGGCGATGGCAATGGCGAGGCACCAGTGAAGGTCTGCGACAACTGCGGTGAGCTGTGCGCCATCTCTGTGGCCGTCTGCCCTGCCTGCCTGCATCCATTCCCTGAGCCTGAGCGCAAGAAGCTGGAGCTGCGCAACGACGACATCATGGGCCTGGAAGGCAAAGACCTTGAGGTGACAAGCTGGAACTGGCGCAGGCACATCAGCAAGGCCAGTGGCAAGGAGATGCTGTCCTGCACCTACTACGGCAGCCTGTCCGACAAGCCCATCACCGAGTACTTGCCGGTGCTGCATGAAGGGTATGCCGGCCAGCGTGCGCTGCAGCAGCTCTTCAACATGGCCAACTCGTCAGGCGCACATTTGGCCGAGGCCGAGCGCATGGGCGATAGCGAAGGGCTGGAATACCTGGCAGTGCAGATGAGCAACAGTCAACCACCCAAGGCCATCGAGTACAAAATGGACGGGAAGTTTCATCGTGTTTTGAAAAGGAGCTGGACATGAACACCAGACCACCAGAGCCACAATTCCTGCTTGATTACCGACAGTGGTTGCAATCTGGACCGCCGAAGTGCTGCCACACCTGCGAGCATTTCAGCCAGGAAGGCCACTGCTTGGTCTTTGACATGAGGCCGCCAAGCGAATTTGCTGACGAGGTGAATGCCTGCGAGAAGTGGGAGTTTGCATGTCCGTTTTAATCCCCACCGAACATGAGGAGCAGCGCGAGCTGGTGCGCTGGTTTCGGCAGACCTGGCCAGACGTGCGTATCTTTGCCATTCCCAATGGTGGTGCCAGGAGCAAAGCCACTGCTGGCCGCCTGAAGGCCGAAGGCGTGGCCTCTGGCGTGCCAGACCTGTTCGTGCCTGCCTGGAGCCTGTGGGTTGAGATGAAACGTAGCAAAGGCGGCAGTCTCAGCGCCGAGCAAAAAGACTGGATCGCATATCTCGAAAGTGTGGGATTCTGTTGTATAGTGGGGAAAGGTGCTAGTCATGCAAAAGAGCAGATCAGCGCTTTTTTCACCAACCACATAGGAAACACATGACCACGCGCATCTATGTCGTCACCGACACCGAGACCAACAAGCACCGCCTAATTCGTGCAGCCAACCAGGCCCAGGCGATCAAGTACGCAGCCAGACCCGATTCGACATCGAGGTGGCTGGCCAGGATGATCTGGTGAGCCTGCTCACGCATGGCGTTCCTGTCGAGCTGGCCACAGGCCAAGCCACCGCAGACATGTTCGAGGATGTGGTCACCAATGCTGGGGGCACGGATTGATGGCCTCCGCAGACGCCAAGACCAAGGATCGCTACATGACGATCCGCATCCCAGCAGATGTTGAGCTGGCGCTGCGCCGCCAGGCAGAAAACGACACCAGGACACTGGCCGCCCAGGTGTTGCACTACATCAAGCAGGGGCTGGCAGATGAGGGCAAGAAGGTGGCCTCATGAAGTGCCCAGTGTGTGGCACCTGGACGCTGGTGCAGGAAACTCGCCAGCGTGCAGAGAACGCCAAATATCGCCGCTACGAGTGCGCCAATGAACACCGCTTCACAACGCTTGAGAAGGTGGCCAAGGTGATTGCCGCAAAAACTCCCAAAGACTAGGGTTTGTCCCTAGTTGATTAGATTGTGGGAAATCGTGGTATACTGGAGGCCTACCAACCCACAACCAGCAAGGAGCTGAACGTGAAAGCAACTACCAACAAGACCACCCAAATGGCTGACTTCCAGATTCTTCCCTTTGACTTCAACGACACAACGGTGACTTTTGTCGCCAACAACAAAGCGGCACAAGACCGCATTTACGGTGGAAAGTCGGTTGAGATTCGCAAATCTGAGTCGCAGCGTTTTTACGCCACGCTGATTGGCGACGGCTTCAAAGTTAACGTGCAATGATCAAGGAGACAACCATGCAAAACAGCCAGCAACAACCAACCTGGCTGGCCCAACGGGCCAGCCTGCTAAACCCAAACTGGCGCTACGTGCCAGCAGCGTCCACCAACATCATGGATCGCTTTCGCGCAATGGGCTGGGTGCCACCTTCGGAGGCCAAGAAATGAAGAAGCTGCTCAACCTGGCGCTGGTCACTGCAATCGGTGTGGCAATGGCAATCCTGCTCATGGAGTGGATGGTCGGCTGCGGAGAGACTTACATCGACTCCAAAGGCGTGAGCCACAAGCACGCTTGTCTGTTCTTGGGCCTGGACAAATGAACTGCTGTGACCACGACTGCGTGCAGGGCCGAGAGTGCCCTGCTCGTGTGGCCAAGTGCAAGCCAGTCATGCTGGCCGCTGAACCACTGCCTGCCAGCCCTGTGGTTGGATACCTGAAAATGATGGCCACCGCCATGTTGATGGTGCTTGGCGTGACATTTGTCACATGCATGTGGATCGTGCTGATCGCAGCATCTGCAATAGTCGCACCTGAAAGACGGGTGATCGACTGCAGCTTGGCATCGTTTCATCCAGACTTCACCCCAGCGATGCGTGAGGCCTGCCGCAATCGCAAGGCCACGCAGTAGGTCTCAGGCAATCATGCCGATTGCCTTGGCCTGCACATCTGCAACGCGCCGTTCCCAGCCCTTGCCAAAGGTTGGCCAGTGTTCCAAATACATCAGGAATGACAGTCGGCGTTTGCAGTAGTCCTCGACAAGCTGCTGTGAGTCAAAGTTCGCCACAGCCGCCAAAGTCTTCGGGCCTATGCCACCATCAGGCTCGACGCCCACGCACGTCTGGAGCCACTTCGCAGCCCTTCCTGGGCCGCTGTTGATGGCTGCATCGAACACTGCGTAATCGACACCAGACGGCAGCTCGTCGCCACGCACCTT